GTAAAGTATTCACCATAAAAGGCCTTTGCTTTATCCCGGTATTCATCTACCTTTGCAGCGTCGTACTGGATAAGCCCGACACGCAACGCGAGAAGTTTGTAGCCAATCACACCTTTGAATGACAGATACTTATCCCGGAAATCTTCAAAAGGGTTTCGCCAGTCCATCATGATCTCCTTTCTGATAAGTTAATGAACTGTAAATTCCGTCTGCCGCTGTGAGCAGCGTTTGCGGCACATGCCGCAGATCAGGGAATCGGAGCAGGACTTCGGCGCCTTTGATTCTTCGCCGCCGCCCAGGATCTTGTTGATGATTTCAAGCCACTCATAACGCCTCTTGATGTTATACCGGCACCATTCGATGCCGTCCGCTAATGTGACGTGCCAGGTGATCCAGGGACGCTTTGTAATGTCTCCGTCGCAAAGTTCTTTGACGATCTGCTCGATCCAGTCTCCTTGTCCCTCTTCGGCATCATCTGCCAGACTTTGTCGATCAGACCCCGTGATTTCGAGGAGATCGACGAGAGGGGATTGAAGGACAAAAAATCGGCGGCCATCTCCAGGGCCGTGTCAATGTCCAGGTTTTCCTCCATCTCTTCGGCAATGGCGAGGAGGTCGCGATTCTTGACCTTAGCGCCCTCCGGGATCAGGACGACGGCCAAGGCCATAGGGAGTTTGTCTCCAAGGGATTGGATGATCCCCAGGGGCGACAGATCGACGATCTGGATACCGGCGATGAGGTTCTTCATATCGGCTACCTGGCCGATGACGAGAGGTTTTTGGGTATAGGTTTTGCCGTTGATGTTGTAGCTTTTCATATGTTCCTTTCCTGGATTCCTGCCTTCGCAGGAATGACAAAATATAATTTATGTAAAGGCGATCGAGATCTCGTCGTCGCCCGCGTTTCGGTTGAGCTGGCAGTCGATGCCCAGCGACGCGATGCCGTTCTTGTCCGCCGGATTGACGGCGGTATACTGTATCTTTGGGGCCGTGATGGTGCAGATATTCCCAGCCGTGCCAGTTAGGACACAGGACAACGCTCCTTCGACGTTGGTTTTCAGTTTGGTGAACCAATCATAGGTCGCGACAAGACATTCTTCCGGATCGATGGAGAGGGTCGGTTTTCTGCCGGTGATGACGGCGCTCTTGTGTCCGCTGATGGTATTGACGTCGTCTCTGAGCACTACGCTGTTATTCATTTTAATTTCAAGAGAGCCGATCAAGGCGGCGTAGGAGTCCAGCGTGTATGACGAGTTCATGAACGGGATCGGCTTGGTGGCTTCATACGCGATGCCGGAGGACAGCATGGCGCCGTCCGCATCGGAATAATCCGCGCCAGTGAAGACAAAGTGAAACATACCGGGCTTGCCTTTTTCCAGCTTCAGGCTCATGTCACCGCGAGCGCCCCAGATCTTTTTGATCTTGCCGTCGATGTAGGCTGCCAGGCTCATGGAGCTGATGGATGAGGAGGCGGGCAGGTAGGTCACGGATGTGACTGCGACGACGGTTTCGCCGAAGCCGCAGCACTTGAGGAGCTTGCCCAGGGCAGGGGCAGTGCCGACTGTGCCGGAGCCCTTCAGCTCCATATCGAATTCCATGACGGCCGATCTCGCGCCGGCGATCGATGCCCAGCGAGAGAGGGATGAGCTGACGTTCGGGCGCTCTCCGATCTCCGTGGTCGGCTTGAATGACAGATTAAATACGGGAATGACATCGACGCCGGCCAGGGTTTCAAAGGTCCCCTCTACCGATTCGGCCTTGCAGGCCAGTTGCGATCTGTTCTTGATCATTTCTTTTTACCTCCTTCCGGGAGTTTTGCTTTTTCTTCCGCTATATCCTTGGCGGGTTGCGCTTGCGTGAGCTTCAGGTACTCTTCTTCCGATATCTCGCTGCCATCCGCGAGGATGTATTTGGTCTGGCCGGTGTTGTGCTGGTCTTGCATCGTTTCCATGATGATCTCCTTTACAAGTAGGTGTCTCGGTCCTGGACCCGCAGGGTCAATTCAGCCGTGTGAAACAGGCGGTTGCCGTATTCGTCGGTATCGACGTTATCGATCTGCACGGGATCGCTGTTCAAGGCCGTGCCGTTCAGGCTGTAATTGGATTTGAAGGCGTCATAGATCGCGTCGAGGATCCCCTGAAACGTCTTCTCAGAGGCGGCGGCGTCATCCAGTTCATAGAGCCCGGAAATTTTGTAAGCGTGGTCACGCTGCATCGTCGGCATGGTGTCGCGGGTTGACTGCGTTTCCTGCCGGTGGATGGTCCATCCGTTGATCTTTCCGGCGGAGGCCATGAGGTTAAAAAATTCGGCGAGCGACCGGCTGTAGCGTTCATAGTCATGGACGACGCCGATGCCGGAGACGCCTTCGAGGATGATCTTGATTTGGGCACGGATGGCGGATTCGCTCATATCACCCAATCCTTTTCGACTTGCTCTTTGCTTTTTCCGGTCAGGTAACGATAGATATTGCGTTGAGTCTTTTCCTGCACATTTTTGACGATTTGATTTTTCTCCATCTCGAAGATCTTCGCGATGATGGGCCGCGGCGGCGTTTTAAGCTGCGTTGTTCCTTTGGCCAGGGGCATGCCGACGGCGAAATGGTAACGGCGGCTTCGCGGCGTGATGTTCGTGCTGAAGCCCTGGGCGTGCATCTTCATCAGACCGCGCCATTTCGTGTCCAGCGGCCCAACGGTGACGGTCTTAATGGAGTCGTCATAGCGGTAGCGGATCGACCCGGCCAGGCGCTGGAGGGGCTTCCTATCGGCACCGGATTCTTGATGCTTCCCGTCAAGGGATTTCCTTTTTCTGACTTTGACGCCTTTTTCAATTCTGAGATTTCGGCTGCGTTCTCTTCTCACAGCGGCCTTAATATATGCGGTATGCGGACTGAGCGGGGCAAGATCAAGACCGGAGAGATTTTGAAGCATCATCGACATTTTGATCATTTGCTGCATCCGGGAGCCTTCGGATTTTACGGCCGAAGCGATGGCACGGTCGGCGAACTGCGGGAAGCGGGCGATTTGCTCGCGCCATTCTTCCAGTCCGAATTCTCCTTGTTTTGTGCCGATCCAGATTTCCGCGCCCATGATGATTCCTCTACCGGGTTATCCGACTGATGATTACTTCCCATTCCAGGCCGTCGTCTATCAAATGGGCATCCAGGACCTGCCATGTCTCATTGCCAATCGTGACGCCGTCGCCAGGTATTACGATATCAACGGACGATACCTGGATCCTCATGGTCGCATCAGTATTCAGGGCATCGGCGCCCTGGGAGTCGATGCCTTTTCCGTAATCAACGATCGCCTTGACGTCTACTCCGACACCGCTATCCAAAGGCGTATAGGTCACGGTCTCAGCGAAATCGTCGGTGTTGTAGAAGATCGCGTCGAGATCTGCGGCTATTTGAGCTTTGAGGGTCATGACAATAACCTCGCTTCGGCTTCCCGGCGCAATACGAGCCCGGTGAGTTTACGGCCGCCGCTATAAACCCATTTTCGCAATTCTCGTTTGGCCTCCGACCAGTTGCGCTGGTTGATCCGGCGGCGCAAGGTTGATGATTGCAGACGACCTCCGCCCAGGTTAAACGTAAAATCGATGATTGCACCCTGGTACGCCTCTGCTTCCATGAGCAGAACGGGACATAACCGAAACGCAGAGCGTTCGGCTGCCGAGAGATCGCTTGTCAATTCTTTGCGGGCCTCATCGAGGGGCAAGGAGCGGATCTCTTCTCCTGGCTTGAAGGCGTGGCCATAACCAGCCGTAAGGATCCCCGCCGGGCAGTAATATGGTTTCTCACGGTATCCTTCAAATTGCATGGCGAGCTGTTCGGCAAATCGGTTCATAATTTCGCCTTGTCAAAGACGCGGTTCAGGAAGAAAAAGTTGATGATCCCGGAGGCAATCGCTTTTTCGTCAGGACCAAAACACTTCAGGAGTGCATCGGACGGGGCTGATCCGGCTGAAATGGCCATGACGAATACCGCAACGATCGTCGCCGGGTACAGCAGGATGACCCACTGGAAGGCAATCAGGGGGCGCATGAGGGCGTTGAAACCGTCGATCCATTTGACGCCGGTGGGCTGCGCCTGCGCTGTGATCGCGGATTTCAGGGCATCCAGATAGCCGGTGTTCCACTCACCCTGATTCGTTGCTCCGATCTCGGCCATCTTCTGGGCACCCTGGGCTTTGGTAAACTCCAACTGCTTGTCCTGCAGGGAAAGTTCATGCTTGCGCTCATCTTTGCGGTCCATCCATTTCAGGACCTCGGGGACGCACCGAAAGACTCCGCCCAATAAGCCGCCTAGTAAGGTCTCAATCATTTTTACGTCTCCCTCCATGAAAGGCTTCGTGTTCTCCAGCGAGTTTCGCAAAATTTATTTCGATAATATTCATTCTGGTAAAAAGGTTTTGTTGATTCGTGTCCACCTGACGGATGATGCGCGCGATAAAGAAGAGGGCCAGGATCGAAAGTCCGTAAATGCTCGCC